GTTCTTTGTGAAGTACCTCTACTTACCTCTTCTCAAAGAATTAGAGTTACCCCAAAAGACTATTAAGAACGCTGCCCATTCTGACCCACTCATAAATGCTCTCTTCACTGGCCAAGTAAATTACAGTGCCGGTACCTTCTATGGAAAATTCAACGCTGCTATCTCAAAGAGACTGAGAGAGCTAGGTGCTACCTTTGACCGGAAGACCTCTACCTATAAGTTAAAAGAATCAGAACTCCCCATTGAGATTAGGAATGTGATCTCAGCAAGCAAGGTTAGATTCGAAGAGAAGATGAAAAAGCTTGATGACAAACTTGCGAAGATCATCCCCGAGGAATTAGCTGAACAATTCAAGTGTGCTGATATTTTCGATAAGACCCTTTGGAAGGCTGATCGGGATTTCAGTAAGAACGTAAAGAAGATTACGGTTGCACCTCAATTGACGGATGCGCAGAGAAAAAAGATTGCCGATGAATGGCAAAACAATATGAAGCTTTGGATTAGGGGATGGACAGAAGATCAGATCAAAGAGTTACGTAAAAACATTTTCGAAGATGTGATGAAGGGGACAAGAAGAGACGCGCATGTACCTGCAATCTTTGAAGTGACGAAGACCATTCAGAAGAGCCATGAGAAAGCCGTAAACAAAGCTAAATTCCTCGCTCACCAAGAGACCAGACTTTTAATGGCGAAGTTTAAAGAGGTCCGATACACGGAGGTAGGATTTCATGAGTATATTTGGCGAACCGTCCATAGACCTGTTGATAGTAGTCCTGATCATCACACTCTTGGTAATGTGCGTTATTCTCATGGACAATTGAATAATAAAATATTCCGTTGGGATAACCCCCCCGTGAGTACTAATCCGGGTGAGCCCGCAAGGAAAAATAATCCCGGACAAGATTACAATTGCCGTTGTTTTGCCCGGCCCATAAAACGAAAACCAAAATAACCACGCAAATTATCCCGGCAAAAACGCCAAGTTGAAAAGTAAACAATAAGCCTTCATTATAAATTTCATGGGGAAAATTATATTGGGGTTATTGTCATTTCTAATTTGCGCTCAATCCTTTGCTGTGAGCCATGTGAATAGTTATTCTTACGCAAGCGTTAACGTGACCACATCGGCGTACACCGTTTTATGGTCATCCATTCCCGTATCGACAAGTAAAATTGAGGTCTGTGATAGTTCAGGAAAGCTATTGAAAATAGCAACTGGTGCGACGGGAAGTGAAGTGGATGTCTTCACTGTATTCGTCTCGGGATGTGTAATCATCCCTATCTATTTAACCATCGGGACTAAACTCAGCATTAAGGCCATCGATGCTAATGCAACCAGTGGTTACAACCTCATGAGCCTGCTGTGATCTTAAACGCTAAGGGCGATATCTATTATGGGATTCATTTCTACCCCGGCGTTGCTCAGTACCAAGAGGAAGGCAAAGATCCTTACCGTGTTTTCTTGAATGAGGACACACTACGCGTAATGGACCCGACCTTCGCAGGGCGTCCTATCTTTGTAGAGCATGTGGACGAAGTGGATCAGGATCTCAATCAATTAAGAAAAGAAGCGGATGGTTGGGTCATAGAGAGTTTCTTTAACTCCTCTGATGGCAAGCACTGGGTAAAATTCGTCATCGTCAGCGAAGCAGGAAAACGTGCTGTGAAACAAGGCATGAGGCTTTCTAACGCTTACATTCCAAAATCTTTTAAGAATGGCGGTTTATGGAATGGCGTGCCTTACGAGAGAGAAATCACCGATGGAGAATATGAACACTTAGCGATTGTGAATAACCCTCGCTACGAGGAGTCCGTGATCATGACTCCTGATCAGTTCAAGCAATACAATGATCAAAAAGTTACAGAGCTCAAGAAAATCTCAAATAGTAAACAAGGGGGAAATAAAATGAAATGGAATCTTTTTAAAAGATCAAAAGTAGAAAATAGTATTGATTTTTCTGAATTGAGGATTTCACTTCCTAAATCAAAAAGAGAAGTGACGATCGAAAAATTAATCAATGATGCTTATGAATCCGATGAAGATCCTGCAATGGGGAATGACGAATCTGCGAAAGATCACGCCATGGCTAATATGGATCATCATGTAAAGATGCATGACGGGTCGATGATGAAAGTCAAAGACATGATGAATAAGTTCAAAGCCATGAATGATGAGATGGCTGAGATGAAAAAGAAAAAAGATTCTTCTGAAAAAGAACTCGATTTGAAGACTGAGCCTAGTGAAGTGGACGCTGAAGGTGATCTTCACAATGACGAGCATGAAGCTGAAGTGAGCAAGGAAGAAAAGAAAGCCGAACTTCATGATGACTTAGAACACCCTGAAAAAGTGGTCCATGACGATGAAGATGAAGAGGCTAAGAAAAAAGCTCTTCAATTAGCTGAGCACGAAGAAAAAGAAATCGAACAAGCTAAGAAGAAAAAGAATGCTCAAGAGAAAGCTTTACGTTTGAAGAACGCTCATCTCAAAGAGTTTCAAAATGAACAAAGACCCGTTTTAGAATTATCACATGATCGCGTAGCTCGGGGCAAAGCACGTTACGGGTCTTCAAACTAAGAAATAAATAAAGGGGGAATCAATTATGTCTTTAACCGCAGGTGTACTCAGTCAAGTCAGTGTAACAGACACAATCGCATCACTAGTTTCGACAGCCGCTAGTGGTGGAACAGGTCCTTACACTCAGCAATGGTACCGCTCTACAACAACTGGGTTTTCTCCAGGAGTTGGAAACATTATCACTGGAGCTACAGATCTTACGCTCACAGATACGGGCCTTATTCCAAATACTCAATATTTTTATAAAGTCGTCTACACCGATACTGGTGATTCCAATACGACAGTAACATCGTCTCAATTGGCTGTATCGACCACTGTTGCTTTATTGAGCCAAAACCAATTCGATCAAAAGGCTTATATCGGAACTCTCGATTTGAGATTTGATTACGATACCGTGTCTGCTCAAATTGATGTCTCTCAAGTGGGGTCTCTTTATTCCGGTGCCGCTGTGAAGATTGTGGACTCTGCTGACGGCGCTCCAAAGGTTGTTCTATGTACCGCCGATACTGACGAAGTGTTCGGGTTCATCAACTTCGACATTAAAACACAAGCCTACATTGCTGGTTCTCTTTGCGAGTTATCTCAGGATGGAAACGTTCTGTATCTCTACGCAACTGGCGCCATTTCTCGCGGAGCGCAAGTAGTTCTCGATATCACGACTATGGGCGGAGTGAAACAAGCAACAGGTTCTACTGCTGCTAACATTGTTGGATTTGCTTACGATAAAGCGACCGCTGCCGGTGCTTTGATCCGTGTGAAAGTTGCATGTCCAAGTTTTGCATTTGACGCATAAATTATAAATTAAATAGGGGGAATTTAAAATGATCCAAGCACCAGTAATTAAAAACTCACAAGGTCAACCCATCGAGTTGACTGCTTCTGAAAAGCACACCGTTCGTTACATGGCTAACGAACTTTGGAAAAAACACGGCGTTTTGATGAATAGTCAGCATCTAACAAACGCATTGGGATATGAAGTTCAGATTACTACTCTGACCACTATCTCTTCGAGGATCTCTGAACAAAAGTTTTTTGAGATTCCTCCTGCTGATTATCTTCCTATCCGTGTGGGACAAGGTGCATTTTCTACTAACCTGACAACTTACCGTTCATTCGATATCGCTGATGAGTTTGAAACCGGTATGATCAATACAGGCGGCGGCAATTCTCGTTTAGCTGCTGCTGATGCCGCTGTAGACGCACTTAACATTAAAGTGTTTCCATGGGCTAAAAGCATCGGTTACTCCATCTTTGATTTGGAGTTCGCTGCTAAGTCTGGCAATTGGGACCTTGCAAGTGCGAAAGAAAAAGCACGTAAGCGTAACTGGGATTTAGGTATTCAACGTATTGCTTTCCTAGGTGCTCGCGGAAACAACGGTGCCAGTGGTCAATGTTTGGGTCTACTGAATCAATCAGGAATTACAACCAATACGACGGTTATTACTAAAGCCATTAATACAATGACACCTGCTGAATTGAAAACATTCATGGGTGCCGTTGTTGAAGCTTATCGTTCCAATAACAACCGTACAGCATGGCCTACTCATTTTACTATTCCTGAGTCGGATTACAATGGACTAGCAAACCAAGCTTCTGCTGATTTCCCAATCAAGAGCACTTTGCAATTGCTTGAGGAAATGTTCATGGTTATTACACGAAATAAGAATTTTAAGATTCTTCCACTTGCTTATGGCGATTCCGCTTACCACAGTGATGTGAGCACTATTGCTGGTAAACAAGTCTACGTTCTTTCGAACTACGATGAAGAGTCCCTTAGGATGGATTTACCTTTGGACTACACGACAACATTGCCCGGAACTCTGGACAACTTCGGATTTCAATCCGTTGCCTATGGCCAATTCACGGGTGTTCTCGCTTATCGTCCTTTGGAATTACTCTATTTCACATATTAATGGAATGAATGGGACTGGGGTGTAAAAGCCCCAGTTTCTTTTAAGTTAAAGGAGCGTATGGCATTTAATAATCCCACAATAGCTCAATTCAAAAATCAGTTTCAAAGGGACTTCCCTTTTGGATCTGATCCCAATACATCGATATTGGATTTTGACATTCAAACTGCTCAAAATATGACGAATATGAATATGAACCAGGGATTGTTCTCTGACCAGGTTGGCTACAATATAGCTTACAATCTTTTAACTGCGCATTACTTAGTACTCAATATCAGAGCAAGCACGCAAGGGTTGAGCGGACAATTTAATTTCCTGCAAGCAAGCAAGGGGGTTGGACCTGTGAATGAATCCTTTTCCATCCCCCAACGTATATTGGATAACCCGCTTTGGTCCATGTACACGAAAACGAATTATGGGGCGCAATACATTCAGTTATTGTTACCTCTTCTCTCAGGACAAATTTATTCAGTGCACGGAACAACGAGGGCTTAAGTTTTTTATGGCAGATGAAGAATCCTTCAGCATAGAACTTAAAGGATTAAATCAACTGGTTAAAGCCCTTAAGGCGAAGCCTCCAGTAGTGCGCATTGGTATTTTAGGATCAGGCGCGCGTGCCACAAAATCAGGTCAAAATAAATCTATCAGTAACGCAACCATCGGAGCAGTTCATGAGTTTGGAGCTCCCGCACGCGGGATCCCACAACGGTCCTTTCTCAGGATCCCACTTACAGATAATTTAAATAAGGAATTAGAACAGACTGGGCTGCTTGATAAAGACACCTTGAATGCTGTCATCAAATCGGGATCCATGCTTCCTTGGATGAAGCAAGTTGCTATCGCTGCAGAGGCTGTGGTCGATGATGCCTTTGAAAACTCCGGAAATGGAAAATGGCCGAAGTGGAAGGATCCAAATTATACCAATGAAGGCGGCATGCTTTTAGTGGATACCGGATCGTTACGTGAAGCGATTACCTCCGAGGTGAAGGAATGATTAACAAATTCCGAACCATCCAAAATGCCGCTAACACTCCACTTACCTTCCAACAAGGTACCGTACCTAATATGATGGAGGCCCTAACGGATTATTTCCAAGAGATGGTCTTCACTAAAATCGTTAAGACGGTTGTGGGGTTTCAAGTCTTAGAAACGGCAACCAATATTAATTTCATGGGCGTGATCATGCCTTATTCCGGAAGAGACCTTAATTTATTGCCTGAAGGGCAAAGAGCCTGGAATTGGCAAACGCTTTTTTCTCAACCCGTTTTAACACTTTTCCCGGATGACGTTGTAACTTGGCAGGGAAGACAAGTGCGCGTGATGTCACGAAAAGATTATGCTCTTTATGGATACGTGGAATATTCACTTGTTTTAGATTGGAACCAAGCGGGGCCTAGTTCACCATGAGTATCACATTAGCTCAAACTTACTCAGCAATCGGATACGCTAATACGGCATCCTTTCAAGGAATAGGTGGATCCGCTCCTTACACTTACTCGGTTGAGGAATTAGGAGCCGGTGGGACAATTAATGCGTCATCAGGGATCTATACGGCACCTAGCATCTTAAATTCCAGTCCGAACCATGCTTACGATACGATATTAGCAGTAGATCAAATGGGTAGCGTTTCAACTGCTCAAATCTTGATTGGGACGCCTCTCATTTTATTTTGTGATGTGATTCAGAAATTCATGAATTTAGATATGAGTCATTGTTATTTGTGGGATCAAAAAATATTTCAACCTACAGATAGTTCTCTGTACGTAATCATCTCGGTAGAGTCATGTAAGATCATTGGGAATACTTTGTCTTATGACAGTAACGGCAATTCGATTCAAAATGTAAACATGTACAATTTATTAGGATTGGATATTATCTCAAGGGGTCCCGCAGCGAGAGACCAAAAGGAATTGGTCATCGCTGCACTTAATTCACAATACTCAGAGCAACAACAAGAGAAAAATGCTTTCTTCATTGGGAGAGTATCAACAAATTTTGTCAACTTATCTCATATCGATGGAGCAGCAATCCCATATCGTTTCAGAATTTCTATAGGGTTCCAATATAAAATTCAAACAATCCTACCGATTGATTACTTTTCAGATTTTAATAATCCCCCCGAGGTATACACTAATGCTTAAGGGAAAAATTAAGGATCAATTATGTCAGCAGCTTCAGTAGACCTAACTATAGAGCAGGGCGCTACATTTGTTGTGGCACTCAATTTTAACGGTCCAGAAGATCAAGATGGGGATACTGGTACTCCTATCGATGTATCGGAGTGGGTATTCGCGGGACAAATTAAATCTAACTACTCTTCTCCTATCGATATTCAAGATTTTACTTTTAATGTGGGTCTAGAAACGAATCAAATCTTGATGAGTTTAACAGCAGCACAAACAGCAGCGTTACCTGTAAGATCAACTCAAAATTATCAAATCACTCCGAGTTTCTATTCATATGATGTATTTGCGACGAGACCCGATACGACGGTACTTAAAATAATTTTTGGATCAATCATTCTTATTCCACAAGTGACGGTGCCAGCATGAATCCTTCAGTAATTCAAATCACATTAGATATAGGCCCCCCCGGACCTGTTGGCCCATCAGGTGCTTCAGGATCTTATGTAGTAGTGACATCAAGCACTTCAATCCCTGTAGGTCAAATCTTTACAATAGTGGATGCAACTATTGTTACGACACAAACATTGCCATTGATTTCTGATGTATTAACCGATGGAAATTTAGCTACAACTTATTATTTATATAACGTGAGTGGAAATGATGTAACGGTAATAGGCTCAGGCAGTGATCAAGTTCAATATGGAAGTAGTTTGATCATACCCTTTGCTAAAGAATCAATCACTTTACTCCCAACCACGGAATTAGGATGGATCATTGTATGAGATTAATTATTTTTTTATCATTATTCTATTCTCAATGTGTACTTGCTACATATTCCTCTCAAGTAGTGATTACAGACGTTACGACAGACGACACGGCGAGTGTGGGAGCAGACGGATCTGTAAAGGTCGATAACTCTTCTCATACGCAACCCATTTCAGCTTTAGCTCTTCCGCTTCCGAGTGGAGCGGCGACAGAGAGCACACTCTCGACGGTGAATACGACATTAGGTTCGCCCTTCCAAGCGGGTGGGAGCATTGCGAATACCGCATTCGGAATATCTGGGACGTTACCTGCATTTGCGAGTACCCCGACTGTGAATTTGGGAACTCTGAATGGAGCTGCTACCGATGCCAGTCTACTCACTATTAACACAACTCTTGGGAGTCCGTTCCAAGCCGGTGGGTCAATTGGAAATTCATCTTTCGGTATCAGTGGAACCCTTCCAGCTTTCGCTGCAACTCCGACTGTCAATTTAGGAACCGCGACTACGGGACGCATGAGCATAGCCCTTGTACGTAATGTTTATTCCAGCGTGAATGTCACAACTGCTGCGTATGTTGAATTGATAGCTTCCACTTCGAATACGATTAACTATTTAGATATTTTCGATAGTTCTGGCCAGACTTTAGCCCTAGCAGTGGGCGGGGCGGGGAGTGAAGTGAATCAACTTTATGTGGTTCCGGGGGGGAATGGCCCGGTACCATTGTTAATTCCTTCTGGATCAAGAGTTTCAATTAAAGCAGTGAGCGCTACAGCGAACTCAGGCGAGTTAGATATTACATTCTACAAATGAGGCCAATAATGAGAATTTTCCTAATATTAGGGTTTATCTTAAATTTTACTAACATTGCTCACGCTGGCCCCCCTATTATTTGGAATGGGAATACGGCCTTAATCCTTCCTTCAGGTGGATTGTCTAGCTCATCTCTGACTCTCACCAGCCCACTTGGCGTGTCATACGGAGGCACCGGACAGAGTTCAGCAAATAGTTCGTTCAATGCTCTAGCGCCAAGTCAGACCGGGAACTCAGGGTTATTCCTGACGACCGATGGATCAAATAGTTCTTGGTCAACCGTTCCTGGAGGAACCCAACCGACAGCCTCCAGTCAAAGCTTGGTGAGTACGACTTCAGCCTCAACTACCTTTGTCAATGCTCTCACCGCTACAATTACCGTCACTGCTTCCAGCGCACCAGTCCTTGCCAAATGCGTTCTGGATATGACCAGCGCAACTTCGGCCTCCGTAGCGTCAACAAGGGTCACGATTAATGCCGTGGCAGGTGGAACAGTCACCGAGTCTATCACCACAGCAACAACCCAGCATTTAACGGTGCCAAATCAATATCTTTCCGCATCACTTGGGCCAGGAAATTATACAGTCAATTGCGATTTCAATAGGGCATCAGGGACGGGAACGGTCACGATTTCGGCAGGGTCTTTGACAGCGGTCGCTTTACAGGGAGCCAACTCAAATGGCATTACCCAGCTTACAGGAGCTCTCACAGCAGGCCCTGGATCTGGTTCTCAAGTACTTTCAGGCGTTCTGCCTGTTGCGAATGGGGGAACCCATCTTTCTTCGACTACAATAAATCAAATTCTTTACTCATCAGCTTCAAATACAATCGCAGGTCTTGCGACAGCCAACACAGGCGCTCTAGTAACAAGTAGTGGTGGCGTTCCCTCTATCACATCAGGAGCCACGGCTAATCGATTACTGAGAACAAATGGGACCACGGTGTCATTCGCTCAAGCGGCACTGACTACCGATGTATCAGGAATCCTGCCTGGAGCTAATGGTGGGACAGGCGCGACGATGTTTGCCTCAGCCCGGATCCCATTTTCAAACGGCACTACTTACGCCGCAGATCCTCTCTTTATTTACAACACTGCTACTAATCAATTCACGGTGGGTAACGGAGCCGGAACCGGGAAAATCAGTTCAGTAGTTTTGACAACTGATCCAAGCCCTAATCTGATTGCAGGGAATTTCTTCTCCAGGACGACTGGAAACGTAGCGGTTGAGATTCAGAATGAAAATACTCTTCCTACTTTGGATATGACTAACTCAGGTGGAACTGCGGGAGCTAACATGTTGATGGAAGCTTCTCGTGGCACTCTTGCGGCAAGAACTCAACTTCTCACTGGGGATACGATCTTTAGCCTTTTAGGTCATGGTCGAACTGCATCTGCATATAGTGCGGGATTTGGCGCTGGAATGGGAATCGTTACAACAGAGAACGTGACCGATACAACCAATGGGGCCGAATGGTATTTTTCCACAACTCCAAACGGATCTGCGACTCCTGTAGAGCACTTGAGAATCAAACAGAGTGGAGAAACGACTTTAGTCAACTCCCACCTCAAGAGTACTCAGACCGGAACAACTACGGCCACAGTAAATGCAAACGCGGGAACGGGAGCGACGTGTAATGTTTCCAATGCAACGGATGTAGCTGGAAATGTGTCAATTGCATTTGGTACTTCTGCAAGCGCAGGTGCTCAATGTGACATTAATTTTGCAACGGCTTATGGAGTTGCGCCTATCTGCACATTTACTCCTAGCAATGCGAACGCTGCAAACGATCAGGGGAGTGTTCATCAAATTTATTTCACGAGTACGACAGCAGCAGTGACAGTCAATTTCGGGGTTCAGCAAAATTCAGTACAAACAGATAGCTGGAGCTATCATTGTATAGAAACTCAATAAGGGGGATAGAATGGGATTAGTAACTACTACCCATGTGGTAGACGATAAGGATTTAACAACAACTGCGGATTTAGATAGTCCAGATAGTCCTCTTCCGGATGGTTGGTTAAAGGTGCAAGGATATGCAACCATTCAAGGCCAGGATGCTATTCCATTAGTCGGTTATTTTTCACCTGCATCAGTTTCATTATATGGCACTAAAGAATTAGTTAAAACTGCTGCTGATGTAAGTATGGGATTAAGTTAAATTTATAAACTTTTTAAGGGGGGGGTTTAAAAAATGGGACAACTTTCAATTAGTAATATCATCAATATTTCAGTATCGACCGCTAACTTAGGGTTGAATAACTATAATACAAGTAACTTGGGACTCTTCACAAATGAGACGCCCGGTCTTTCATTTGGAACAGATGGCTTTAAGGCTTACGTAGAGCCTACCGATGTGGCCGCTGATTTCGGATCGAGTTCTCAGACTTACAAGATGGCTCTTGCGGTGTTCTCTCAGCAGCCTAATATCTTAGCAGGCGATGGACAACTCATTGTGATCTTGCTTGAGATCTCTGAGGATTTAGACGCTGCGATTACCAGGACTGCAAGCTTAGTTCAGTACTTCGGTGTGATGACAAATCAAACGGTTACTGACATGGGCGAGTCACAAGTACTTGCTGCTGCGGCTGTCATTCAGGCTCTTAACAAGATTGCATTTTTTGTGAGCTATGATGAAGCGGATTTAGTCGCTGCTTACGGTATTCTTTATCTGCTCATGGAAGGTGGGTTCACTCAAAGCCGTGGATTGTATTATGGGGATGATTCCGATTCAGGGATTAATGCTCTTCTCATGATGTCTGCTTATGCGGGACGTGGCTTATCGGTTAACTTTACGGGTTCAAATACAACTATTACGATGAACTTGAAAACGTTAAATACCATTCAACCTGATCCTTCTATGACTCAAACGATTTACAATGAGGCTGTGATAGCGGGAGCAGATATTTATCCAAGTATCCAAGGCAACCCAGCAGTCATTTCTAATGGTGCTAATAAGTACTTTGATCAGGTCTACAACTTACTTGCCTTTGTCGGAGGTCTTCAAATTGCTGGGTATAATTACTTAGCTCAGACCGGAACAAAAGTCCCACAAACTGAAAACGGGATGGACGGCTTAAAGGGTGCTTATCGAGGCATTTGTCAGCAATATGTAATCAATCAATACTTAGCTCCAGGCACATGGACCAGCCCTACTACCTTCGGGAACCAAGTAGATCTTTACGCGAATATCCAACAACAAGGCTATTACATTTTCTCTCAGCCCATTGGTCAACAAGCACAAGTAGACCGTGCTGCTAGGAAAGCACCTTTGGTTCAGATCGCTGTGAAGGAAGCTGGGGCTATTCAAGAATCCGATGTGATTATCTTTGTAAATGCTTAATTCAAATTAAAAATAAGGGGGAATTTTTATGGGATCAATTGCTTTAAGTGGGAACGATACAATTAATATTCAAGGCACCATCTTGACTGATTTGGCAGATGGCAACGCTGTAGAGCTCACATTCCCAAACGATATTGCTAACGTGAAGATCGGTAAGAATGGGAATGCGATTTATGGTTTAAATACTACCGGTCAAACGGCAGAAGTTAAAATGAGAATGATGCGTGCAAGTAGTGACGATAAATTCCTAAATGGATTGTTAGTTGCTCAGCAACTTAACTTTGCCGGAACCATCCTGATCTTCGGTCAGTTCATTAAAAAGTTAGGGGATGGATTGGGAAATATCACAAGCGACACTTACATTTTGTCAGGTGGGATCTTTGTTAAGATCCCTGAGGCAAAAAGTAACGTCGAAGGTGAGACAGAACAGTCTGTTACCATTTATACAATCAGATTTGCCAATACTCCTGCTCCACGCGCTATCACATAATTGGGGGATTTATTAAATGAAAGAAGTTAAGTTACCAAGCGGTTCTGTATTAAAAATAGGAAATATCCCATTTGAGTTAGCGAATAACTTGAAAAAAGTAGTTCTCAAAGAGTTGAATCATCTCAATGTGAAAACAGACATACAAGTAATGGAGCTATGCAAAAATTACATCTGTATGACTTTCTCATCTGATGAAGTAGAGAAATGCTTATGGGAATGTTTTAAGAAGTGTAGTTATGATTGTGGGAAGGGCGAATTAAAGATTGATAAGGATTCCTTTGAATCGGCTCAGGCCCGTGAGGATTTTACTGCTATTCAAATCGCGGTAGCGGAGGAATGCTTGTTCCCTTTTTTGAAAAGTCTCTATGCACTGTCACTACGTTTGTTAGCGCTGGTGTCCACAAATACCCCGACATAGAGGCTTTGGATGATGACTTATTGATTTACTTTAAGCTTTGCAAGGCAGGGTATGCCAGGTCAATTGCAGATGCGAGAGAGTTGACAGTAAGAGAGGTATTGCAAGCTTTGAATTATGAGAAGTTCTGTAATGATTATGAAATGGCCTATTTGGAGCTAAACAAATGAAAATGTGTTCTGCTGCGAAGACCGATCATTGTAAAGAAAGTCAGGACCCTCAACCCTACGAGAATTTTTCAAAGCATCCCAATACTAAAGATGGATATCAATCTCGATGCAGGACATGTCAAAATTACTTTCAAAAGATGAAAGAATCTTTGTTGAGACAAAATAGAGCAAAGAAGAAAGCTGAAAAGAAAGCAAGGGATACGTGACCATCGGGGAGTTAATCTTAAATTTAGGGATTAAGGGAACTGAGAAAACAGTAGGTGCCCTAACCAATGTTACGAAGGGATTAAAAGATACCGCCTCTCTTTCCTTAGAAGCTAAAGCAGGGATTCTCGGGGCGATGTACGCATTAGAACAATTGTTCGCCGCTTCCGGAAAAACCGGTACTAACCTCACTAACTTCAATGCCCTCATGGGCGTATCAGCTCAGACTCTTCAGCAATACCAATATGCCGCAAGGCAAGTGGGCGTGACGAATGAGGAAACGGAAAGTTCCTTCAAAGCCCTGCAAAGTGCCGCAACCAAAACGCTTATGGGAGAAGGCGGCCCGAAGGGACTAGCAAGGGTAAGCTTATTAACAGGCGGCATATCCCCGAAGGATATGGAAACCTTTGCTAAGCAACCTCAAGTTCTCCTTCAGAAGCTGCAGGAGTACGCTAAAAAAGAAACGAATATCGGGTTAAGAAATGAAACTCTAAAATCCTTTGGTCTAGGCGAAAACATGATTGCGGGTTTATCCCGTAACGCATTCAGACCTGAGGTCTTAAAGAAGGCTCCCACTTATAGTGATGGTGAGGTCAAGCAATTAGACCGCGCTAATATCGCCTGGTCAAACTTAGGTACTCAGATCTCCATGGCTGTGGGGCATTTTAATGCCATGCACGGGGGTCAGCTTGTTAGTGATATCTCAAAGATCGTGACGCAGGTCATGAAGCTTTTGGAACTCTTCGTTAAATTAAGCGAGAAGCTTCACGTCTTTGAGTTGATTGGAAAAGCATTTGAAGGTTGGGGAATGATTTTAGGCGGTGTCACTTCCGCAGTCGATGCGATAACGGGCGCCGTTAATGATCCTAAGAAAAAGAAGCAACTCGTTTCCGATACCGTAAAGGGGGGGAAAGAGGCCTTAGGCGTTGCGGGGTTTTTAGGTAAATCCCTATTCCAAGGTTACTCCGGTGCTTTATACGGGATGACAAAACCTGCTGCTCCTGCAAATGCAATACAAAATAAGATGGGGCAATTAGCAGCTCCACTCGGGAAACAAGCAGCGGCGCCTCAAATGGGTGCGACTAAAGTAACGGGGAATACTCAGACCAATAGTGTTAATATCAATAATAATTTTCAACATCCGGGGACAGACCATAAGAAAACAGGGGAATCAGTGAAGCGTTCAGTGGAGAATGCTTATCGACAACTCTCATCACAAGCGCAGGGGACATAGATCATGGCCAATGTGTTAGCAGGTACCGCAACTAGTATTACCGCCTTATCACAAGCCGCGAACTTAGCAGGGTCTCTCAGTAACCTGATATTAGCTACACCTCAAAATAAGACACAAGGGTATCAGCCTCAAAACAAACCCTCTCCCACTGGGCTCATATCAACTCTATTCCCCCCACCTAGCCTCTTATTCCACTACGAGGGAGAGCAAACAGTCACCCTACAGAGTGACATCACGGATCACTTCATTGAAAATAATACCGCGATTCAGGATCAGATCTCATTGAAACCGATCGTCATTACTACTCATGGCTTCATAGGAGAATTGAATAACGTCCCACCTCCTGAGTTAGCTCTCTTATTGCAAGCATCCAATACCTTAACGTCCATTGGGGCTTACGTGCCGGGGTTGTCTCAAACAGCACAACTCGCGTACGCGCAGGCGTTCGCTGCTTATCAAACTGCACAGAGTGCCGTGAATGCGGGCATATCGGCATGGAGTTCCATTACCGGAACGGGGGGGACAAGTGTAGTCGGGTCAGGTGGGTTAGTCTCAACGTCACAGAATCAGAATAAGCAGCAGACTTATTTTCAGCAATTTTACGGGTACTGGAATACGCGCACTCTCTTCACAGTACAGACACCGTGGGCAATATTTCAGAATATGGCCATTCAGAATTTAAGAGCTATCCAAGATGAAGCTACACGGATGATTACTGATTTTGAGGTGAGTTTTAAAATGATTAACGTGGCGAGAACGGCGCTAGGTAACACTCAGCTACAGACACAAGGAAGACTGCAAAATCAATCTTTCCCACTTGAGAATAACGGAACAGGGTCAATTACTCCTAATGCGAAGACTATCCCAGCAGGAGTGACGGGCGTATTGGCCACGGGGTGATATTATGTATCTGATTAATCAAATAACGAATGCTCCTCTTCAAAGCCAAAACCTAACTTTGCCCGATAGTACTATCGTCACCATTGAAATTTATTTCAGAGAATTACAAATAGGTTGGTTCATCAATAGCCTGGTTTACGGCTCATTTATTTTAAATGGACTTAGGATAACAAATAATTCCAATATGCTCCTGCAATTCCAAAACATTATCCCCTTTGGGTTAGCCTGTTACTCTAAGGCGAATAGAGAGCCTTCTTTGTTACAGGACTTCGCTTCAGGAAATTCTCAACTTTATATTTTAGATCAAGCCGAGTGTAGGGAGTATTACAA